GTGGCTGGTTCGTTGTTGAAGTTGCCTTCCAGCACCTTTGCGAAATTCTGCTCATTACCGAATATCCAATCAAACTTTCCGAGCCAGCCGTGCTTGTTGTTGCCGTTCATGAAGTCAGATGCCATCGCAATGTCAATTACCCGGTACAGAGTTTTCACGTCTCCCTTGCATTGACGAACCCTTGCCTTGACCATTACCTTACGGTTCTCAGTCATGAGCGTAATAGGCGGCATCGCACTCTTCGTCTCATCATGCTTGCGGTTCCAGTATTCCTTGACGGCAGCATAGTCTATCTTTTGAGATTTTGAAACCTTGCCGCCACCGGGTGCTTCGGTCTTGACCGATGCACTCTGAATACCTTCTTTAGAAGGTTTATTATTATCTGCAAGTTTACTTGCATCACTATCACTATCACTATCACTATCACTATCACTATCACTTAGGTATCGTGTCGTATCGCTTGGTATACGTTCGTATACGGTCGTATCGCTTGGTATACGTTCGTATTCTTTGGTATCATTCGTATTCGATTTATTCCATCGTTTACGAATGTTCTCACGATTACGTTCGCATTTCTTTTGGTACTTCTGCTGGTTTCTATCAATCTTGTCTTTGATAAAGACGAAAGCCATACGTACGACTGGTTCCAGATTGATAACCTCGCCATCCCTTGCGTATATGAATAGTGCCCGGGTCAGTTGCCCGAGTTGCTCGTCCGTCAGCCCCTCGATTAATTGATAGTCTGATGTGTATAAGATAAATGAATCACTCATGATGTTTTATTCTGATAATGATAATTTCTTTTCCAGCTTCCGTTTTAAGACTGTAGCCATCCGGATTTTATTCCGCTGGCTTGTGTCGGTCGGTGCTGTCACTTTCCCACCTAGGGAAATATAATTCTCCAGTTGGGAAATTATATTCCTTAGGTCGGTTTTTGATATAGGAACATCCATAAGCCCTGCCTTTACTTAATTAGCAATCTCCGTGCTCCCTGCACCTGCTTGATGTACTTGGCGCACGCTCTAGGATGGTCTGCCTGAAAAGCCTTGGCATCGAACTTCTCGCTTGCCTTCGGTGCTTTCCACGTTGCCAGCATCTTTCCGTTTCCGTCCACGATGCTCTCTGCGTCCCCGAAGAACAGCTTCAAGTTGTCCTCAATCTCATCCTGCTCGGTCTCCAGTTTCTTGTTCTGAACCTTGAGTTCCTTTAGCCTAGCAATCTGTTCGAGTATCTCCTTCGTTGCGGTCACTTCCTTGCCAGCTACATGTAGAGGAGACTTCAAAAGAACGTCTTGTGCACTGTATGCAGGCGGCTCTTGGTTGCCCACAATGTAGTCAAGCCAGAACTTGGTTATCTCGTCCCTCATCCATCCGAAGAACTCGGGGTCGAAATCGATGTCACGGTAGCCAAACTCTCGTCCTGCTGTCAGCCAGGCAAGTGCTCCGTCCTTGTATTCGCCAACTCCGAGGTTCATCTGTAGCTGGCAGAACCAATGTTTCGGAAGGTCGTCTGTATCTATCTGTATCTGCGTTGTCTTGCACTCGAGGATGCTCTTGCTCGCTTCGTTGTGCGTTGCCCCGGCTCTCCAGAAGGTGCGGTCTGGGCTTACTCGCAGATACGGAGTATCGGTGTTCGTGATGGTGTAGTCGTCCGTGCTCGCCTTGATGATGTGGCAGTGGCTCTCTCGCTTGTAGAACTGCGCCACAGCATCCTCTAGCAGGTGTCCTGCAACCATCGCAAAGTTCTCAACCTTTGGTGGGTCGATACCCTTCTTGCGTCTCCAAAGCTGGTATGGTGTTTCCCATGGGTTCAGTCCCAGTACTGTGCCTGCCTCTGATGCACCTATTCCCTTTGAGCGGTTCTGCAACCACTCCTCTCTGCTTTTATATTTAATTATCTGCTTCATTGTCTTTTATTTTTACGTTTGCTATATAATACATTTTCGCTGCTCCAATGATAATCTGACGAACGAATTCTTCCCTCTTCATTGAATGCATAAGTCCACTTGCGAGAATATCGGCTTTTCCGGAATAGGCAATATGGAAATCGAAACATTTGTTTCCGTTTTCGTCTGTGTCAGTCGTCTCAGCTGCAATCTGCATATAGTTTCTTTCTTCCTCGTTTTCATCGAACCATGTCTTGTATGCCTTGGCGGTTCTGTCAAAGTACTTGTCGATGGTGCTCTTGTGTTTCTTGTTTTCTTTTTCTGCCATAATTTTTACTGAATGTTTAATAGTTGCCGCAGGTTCCCTAAAATCTGGTCAGGTTCCCACCCTGAAGGTTGCCCTGCGGCTAATTGGGAAACGCTATAACATTATAAACTAAACTACTTTTTCGCTGCTGTGCCAGTCTTGCCTTGGCTGCGGTTCATTGCCTTCTGCGCCTTGTTCTTGGCATCATCGGCTGCTGCCTGCGCCTGCTGTGCGATGGCATCCTGCTTCTTTGGCTTCTTGAAGGTCTCCTCTACTGTGGTCGTACCTTCTTTGATGGCGTTGTACACACCAGCCAGCTTCTGAATATCCTCTGCCGTGACTTCCTCGGCTGATTTCTTGCCCAGGTATTCCAGCAGCATAAGGTCTGTTACCTGGTACACTTGGAAGCAGGCTACGCAGCTCTTCCACTGGCTCTGTACGCCAGTCTGCTTGATATGTTCCAGTGCCTTTGCCTGCACATCCTTAACCACGCTTGCAATCAACACCTGCGGCACGACCTTGCAGATTGCGTTACGCTGAGCTATCGCCACGGCTGCATTGCCAACTACCACCTGCATATCCTGAGAGTAGGTGTAGCCCTTCGAGGTCAGAATGCTTCGCTTTACTTCGGTAGAGTAGGCAACGTTGCTCTCTAGGTCGTGGCAGACGCCTTGTGCCGTGATGGTCTTTCCATCGTTTGCGATGATGCGACCAGCGATGCGCAGGTTCTTCCAGCAGGCGGAAATGATTTCCGTGAACCTAACACTAGGACCCTCGATTACTGTTGTCTTTCCGTCCTTGTCCTTGCGCTCGAGGTGGTAGAAGCAGTTGTAGGCTACATCATCGTCCATGGCTGCCAATGCTACCATATTCTGCTTGCACTGCATGATGTCTCTCGGGAACTTGTGCGCTGTGGCAATCTGTCCGTCAATCTCCGAGCGGTTGATAGCTTCCAGCATTTCGCCACCGCTCACATTGATAATTTCATTTTCCATAATTCGTTCTTTTTATTGTTCAACATAATCTTTTAATTAACTCTAGTGGAAGGCTGGGGATTCGAACCCCAGTTGACTGCCAAAACTTACCCCCCCCTTGCCAGCTGCCGAGGGATGCCCTTCCGTTTAAGGGCGCACGCTGTCGTTTCCGCATATTACATGGTAAAAACAACTAATTAGATAACCTTTGAAATGAGTTTAGCGCGCGCCTTTTGCCCTGCCGCTGCAGGGTTTCAGCATATAAACTAAGCAAAAACTTATGTGGTCAAACCAGTTGAGCCATAAGGCTGTCGAGCCTGCTTTCCTCGAAGGCGTCCATCGGGTCTTTGTCTGCATACTGGCTGTTCTCTTCCAGCCAGTCGTCCATCACGTCTTGATAGTTAACGCAGCCCTCGATAGCTTCCTCCAGCCGCTCGCTGTCGTTGTTGCTATTCTTGTGCGTCACGACCGCTGTGTTCCCGGTTCTGTCGCACCATACGCAGATATTGCCTGCCTTGGTTTTAATATCTACCCTTGCAACCGCTGGTCGCTGTGGATCACGGTCTAACTCCATCCATATGGCATCGTACATCTTCTTCCTGCAATCCTCTATTATCTTCTTCATTCGTTTCCTCCTCGCTGATTGAATATGTAACTTTGGAAGGTCTCACGGCACGACTTCAATACCTCGTTGTCGCCAATTCCGTCCACTGGTATGAGCGGTATGTTATCCAGTGCCACGCAAAGGTTGCCTTCAAACTCTCTGTACTGGATTCTTCGTTCTGCCTCCAAATAGCACTTGTTGTTTAGTTCGCAACACTTTCGGATCTTGCGGTTCGCCTTCCAGTTAGTGATAAGCCAGCAGATGTCTGTGTACTTCACGATCATCCTGCGCATATTGATTGATAACTTGCTCATAGGGCAATCCTCCAGACTTTTTTAATCTCGCTGCCCTCGAAAACCTTGCGGTTGTCGATTCTTCGGAACTTGACCTTAATCTTACCAGCCTGCAACCATCTGCGCAGGGTGTTGCGATGGATGCCCAGCACCTTGCAGGTTTCTGTCATGGTGTATCTGCCTGCATCCGCTACCTTTGGTTCTACGTTCGTCATATTATGCCCTCCAAAAGATTAAAGTTACTAATACGATGGCAACTGCCAGGCTTATTACTTCGTCACTTGTGATAATCTCGATAAACTTCTTCATACGCTCTGAATGTTTAATGGTTCCACTTGATTACTTGCGCACGGCTGCACGTCTCTTCTTTGGTGTAATAACTCCAGCCTTAATGAGGATAACACGCACGTTTTGCTGGGTGCAACCAACACGCTGTGATACTGCGAGCATTATTCTGCTGTCTGAGGTCTCGGCAGGTGCTTTTGCTCGGAAATCTGCAAACATCGCTATGATGTTCTTCTTTCTTTCGTCCTGCTGCTTCTGCAACGGTGTCCGAAAATCATAATTAAAATTTTCTCCCATTTTATTTGTATTTTAAATTATTTTCTTTATCTTTGCAAAAGAGTTTTTAAACTCGTTCTGTAATTCGGTTGCAAAAATACAAAAAGAAAATTGAAAAACAATTGTTTTATAGTTGTTTTTAGTAAGTTTTTAATTAATTTTAAATTGATTTACAATTATGAGTGGAGAAGAATTAAAGCAGTATATAAAGCGTTCGGGCTTGACAATGAGCGATGTAGCTAGAGAACTGGGGACTACACCACAGAATGTGCAGGCTCGTCTTGGTCGCAAAACCATAAAAATTGATTTTATCCAAAAGATAAAGGCAATCATCGATAGATGTGCCCCTCCTCTCCCTGCTGAGATGGAAGAGGCTGTTATAGGCTCAAATGTCAATGGTTCGAACAGTCCTAATGTCTCCCAGTCGCTTGGTAGTGATGCTGCCTTGGCTGCTGAGAATAAACTGCTGCGAGAACAGAATGAGTTCCTGCAAAGTCAAGTAAAAACGCTGCTTGCCATTGTCGGGCAGAAATAATTTAGTAACTTTGCAGCGCAATGTTGCAAATTAAAAATAGGAGATTAAGTTATGGGAGTATATTTAGCTTTCTTGTTTGTGGGAGTACCTTGTATGGTGTTCCTCGCATTCTGTCTCACCGGAAACGGCAAAAAATGGCTTAGACAAAATAACTTGCTTTAGCCTATGGATGCATTTTTGTTATTTAACGTGATGGCATTGGGAATGACCATTGCATTCTGTATTTTCTTGAAATCAAAGAAAGGTCAGAAGTGGCTGCGTGAATTATAAGGTATGGTCAGTAAGTTAATTAAAGAGCACGACCGCAGGACGTTGCTTGCAACGTATCTGTATGGTGTCTCTAATCTGTTTATAAGCGGAACGGGCATTGGTGGGTTCTCACCATTGATTACTGGCGATGAGATAGGATTGTATAATATCCTTTTTATTGCCTTCGGTGTCATAGCGTCATTCGCCTTCGCTTATTTCGCTAATAATGTAATGAAGTATAATAATTCAAATGTTTAGATTATGGAACTAGCAACTTTATTTATGTTCATAGGTGCGGTTATCGGCACAGGTCTCGTGATTTGGTCTAAGACGAAATCTGGCGAGAAGTGGTTGCGTGAACTTTAGTTCTCGCTCCAGGTACAATATCAACTAAAATTCTAAGTAACGATGAAAGCTGAGGATTTCATAGAGCGGAAGGAGAAGGTTCTTCTTGCCGCCCTCGGGAAAAGCTGGCTATGGAAAGCCAGCAGGTTGATAATAGGTATCATCCCTCCAGTGGGTGCGCTTGTAATGCTGGTTCACTGCACTCTGCTCTCGTTCGGCATTCGGGTAAAACTCACGGAGTGGATATTCTACTGCTCGCTCTTCGGCTTCATTGTCTGGATCATCATCAGCCTAGCCTATGGCTTCTGCTGGGTGCATCGGGCATTCATTACCTACGGAGTGCTGATTTCATTCTGCATCGACTTTCAGCGTTCTTTCGGGTTCGGTGTTTTTCGCCAGCCGCTGCAGCTGCTGATGGTCGCCCTAGGGCTGCTGCTCTTCTTCGTCTTCATCAAGAAAAAGGCTTGGAATGAGTTCTACGACAGAAATATTAATCATTTAAACGAAAAGTAATATGAAAAAGATAATAATGCTGTTTGCGCTTGCGCTTGCGTGCGTGGGTGTGCGTTCGCAAACACTTCTATCTAGGAGTTATGACGTTTCTCCAGTTATTAGCTACACCGTTTTTGAGCCGCAAAAAGACACGGTGTATTACTGGCAGATAAACAATGTTAATTCAGCTAAGATGATTGAATCTTTCTATCTTAGGTTTCGTGGAAGAAACGAACTGCAAAGAACGCTCAAATTTCTTGTCTCACTTGAAGGTGAAGAAAAGGGTAGGACTTACAGGCTTGACGACACGATTGACGGAAACGAGGTAACAACTGGAAAGGTAGAAGGTTTCCTCTTTATCCCATCCGCAGAAGGTGTTACCATTGAAAACAAAAAAGGGTTTCTTCCATCCTCATCATTCTATACCTACAAAAGTCTAGCTGATGTTGCCAAAGGTGGCTTTGATGAAATTAAAAGAAAGAAACAACCTCGGCAATTCGTGTTTGAATGAAGTATCTTAGTGTTCTTCTCGCCTACGAGAAATATCTGCAAGTGCTCACCCCTTCCGAGGTGGATGGGCTGCTGACTTCTCGTCCAACGCTGGCTCAGTTGCAGGACTGGTCGCAAAGATTGAATAATCATCGGGCAAGGCTGGAAAGCGTTTTCAGTCGTGCCTATCAAAAACAGAAAGATTATGGAAGATAAAAATCTGATGTCCGCTGATGTGGATATAGTAGTTCGTTTCTTCTCTGCCATCGACCGCCTGAAGGCTGATGGTTGCATTGGCGGTCTTAAGACAATAACCGACCGGTATGGTATCAACCGCTGGAACATCATGTCCCTGCGAGAAAAGCCTGCCGAGTACTACGGTCGTTTCCGTCCGTCATGGGTTCAGTTCCTGGTACGTGACTACCACATCAACCCATACTGGCTGCTCCTTGGCTCTGGGGAGTTCTATGCGACTGGCTTCACGCCCGAAATCGTGAAAAACCTGAATAAAAACTGCACAAGGAAAAAGCAGTCTGCATAAGTTTTTAATTTTCAATTATTTAGAACATACGTTATGATTTTAAGTACAACTTTACTGGTTTTCCCAGTGTTTAAAGTGGTTCTCTGATGCTGGTATAACTTGAAAATGCCGCAATCATGCACCATGTTGCACAATTGCGGCTCTTAACGCTGAAAATAAACTGAACAAAAACTGCACGGAATTATGGCAACACTGAGATTATATCTAGACACAAGGGTAAAAAGGCAGGATGGTACGTTCTCCATCCGGCTTGCTGTCAACCACCATGGTGGGACTGCCTTCATATCCCTAAATCAATACTGCAAGAAAGATGAGTGGGATAAAAGGGCTTGCAAGGTGCGAAAGCGTCCGGATCGTGATGCTATCAACGACTTCCTGCTTGACCGTCTGAATTTTTATAATAGAATGATGATGAAGGCGCAATGCAGGGAAACATACCGGGGCGATATTACGGCTAGGGAACTCCGGGACTTAATCATGCTTGAAGCCGAGCCTGCAAGGGAGAAGGTCGCCCTGCTTCGTGATGGCTTCATTGCCTACGAGGGCAGGAATCTGAAAAAGAACACGATAAACAGATATAAATATACTTGGGCAAAGATTGAAGCTTTCCTAGGGAAGGAAAAAGCGGCTCTGCTTACATACGATGAGATTAACCGCTCTTGGCTTGAAGATTTCGATGCGTTCATGGCAAAGGAAGGCTTGTCGAGGAATACCAGAGCCAGCAGGATGCTCTGTGTCGCTGCTGTCTTCAACTTGGCGATAGATAATGAGCAGACGAAAAACTACCCTTTCCGCAGGTACAGTCTACGGCTTGAGACAACGAAAAAGCGAAATTTGTCGGTTGAGGAAATCCGCTCTATCTTCGAAGCTGGTGGTGATGAACTGGTCGACATGTTCCTGCTGATGTTCCTGCTGATTGGTATCAATGTGAGTGACTTGTTCGCCTTGACAAAGGAGAACATCGTCCGTGGTAGACTGGAATACGACCGGGCTAAGACTGGCAGGCATTACTCCATCCTTCTTCATCCAGAAGCTCTCCGAATCATCGAGAAGTACAAAGGGGAAAAGAAGCTGCTTCGTTTCTCGGAGCATTTCAGGAACGTTGATGTTGCAACGGTCATGATTAATAAGAAACTCGCAAAGGTGCGCCCAGGGCTTACTACGTACTACGCTCGCCATACGTGGGCATCTATAGCCTTCAACATTGGTATACAAAAGGACGTGGTGTCGCTTGCGCTGGGTCACTCGTTCGGTGTCCGGGTAACTGATACCTACATCAATGCAGACCTATCGAGAGTAGATGAAGCAAACCGCAGGGTTATTGATTACGTGCTGTACGACAAAAAATAGCCTTATTTCTTGCGAATTTGCCGCAGAAACGGCTCAAATTGTTTTCGGGGATAGTTTTACGTGCTTACCACGTAAGCGGCTCAGAACGCAAAATTCGGAGTAAATAGAAAGAAAGAGCAAAAAACATAGATAGAATGCAGGTGGTCGGGCTGCTTGCGGAACAAAAAAGGGACTGGCTTTCGTCAGTCCCCTTTTATATAATTTATAAACGTTTCGTATCTATTGACTTATCCGTGATGTCGATGGCTTAGATTTCGTTACTCAGGCATATAATCGTAATTATCATTCAGATAATTCTTCAACTCATCAATCTGCTCTTGTGTTGGCTCTCCCGATTCATCAAGTTCTGAATCATCGAAATATTCGTTATAGCCTATACCATTTTCGGCATCGCTGATAATATAATCAGCTACAGACTCATATCCACCTTCGAGGATAAACTGCTTGTTATCACTAGCGATTGACTGAACGTAAGTATCAATTGAATTTCTCATTTTCTTTGGCTTAACCGTGCTGCCTAGGGCTTAATGTTACTGAATGTTTTAAAGTGCTTATCTCTTAAACACAATGCAAAGATATTAATATTTTTCCGTTCCACCAAATTTTTAAACGTTTTTCTTTTTGTTTTATTGTTATTTTAATGTTATTTTACATTTACGGCTTAAAATGGGCAAAAAATACCCCAGCGGTGAAAAAGTCGAATCGCTGGGGTAATAAGTGGAGACCACTTTAAACATTCAGTGATGCAAAGGTACGCTTTTCCTTTGAAACCACCAAATTATTTGCCAAAAAATTTCTTCCTCAACAAATCATTGATAAATCGTGACTTGTTGGGCAATGCGTTGAGGAAAGGCAGCAGGTCGTTGTCTATCTGTACACCAACTAGCTTGACCGTCTTGCCTACTCCCTTCTTGGTACTCTTAATCTTTGCCATTTTTACCTCCGTTTATTAATTGTTCTGCTACATTCTTAACTAACTTGTTGTAAAATTCTCCCTTTAACTCTGGGTGCAACTTCTTAACTGCAGCCTTGGCATCTTGAAGAGCATTCTCACGCTTCAGTGCTTTACGATACTTACGTTGAATTGATGCAATTGACCTTAACGCATTATCTGCTTCTTTTACGTATTCATCTTCTGCTCCTCCTTCAACTAATGATGTAATCTCCTCCGAGCAAAAAGATATTGCATCATATTCCTCTTTGGTAATATATATATTAGCCATACATCAATCCTCCTCTGAATAATCAAGAATGACCGCATCGCCAGCGATATAATCACCCTGCAAGCAACCTCTTTGTTGCAAACAGACAGTTGCCGCAATATTGCGCTTCATCTGCAACGCCTTGCAATCTTCGTTAATATACATCGCCTTGCCGTTCTCCAGGTCAATGCGCTCAATAAAACCGCTCACGAATCCTTGAAGTTCCTCCAAGGTAAATTTACCACCGCTGGCAGGCTTAACGGTTATCTGCTCGCCAGTCGCTCTAATAAGTGTTGCCATAATCTAATAATTATATTATTGTTTAATACTCTTTCTTTGAAGGATTCATAATCCTCTTCTGTATAAATAGTAACGGTGTCACCATTAAAAGGTGCATTAAGCTTTATAACTGTCCCATTTTGGCTTTCTCGGAAAAGCAAAATGTGTTCTTTGTTTAATAGAATCTCACGATATGCGTTAGATTTCACTTTGATAAACTTTGCCATATTCTTTGTCTGTCTTTTTTAAATTGCCTATCTAACTTCGTTTTCATTCTGTTCATCTTGTGCTCAAGCCTGCCGATCTGATTGTAAGATAACCACTCCGGCTTGATGTTCAACTCAATCCAGTACTGGCGCATTTCCTTGCAATGCCGGGCGATGCTCTGGAAATAGAGGTGTCGCTCGTATGGATTGCGAAGGAAGTACTTGCAATCGGATAATAGACGACCAAGCATCATGTATTTATGCTTTTGCCCTTCTCCAAGACTGACAAGCCTTCCGTTGTCCCCGATCCACAGCGTTGCGCCCTCTCCCTTCCAATAAAAGTCGAAAGCCTTGCTTACCGGATAATAATAGCCATCGAGCACCGTGCCTTCCTTTAGGTCTCGCCCAATCTCTCGCAGGCAGGTTCTTCCCAAGCTGGTCGTTACCTCGACCACTGCTTGTGCTGGCATCTTGTTGTATTCCTTCATATCTTGCCAAATTTAAATTTCTCTTTCAGTGATGTAATACTTGTATGTCGCTCCACCCATTTTAACCTTGAAGTGTCGGTCTCCTTCTTCCATCATTTCTACAAATGGGTTGTTCCTGAAGGTTTTCTTAATTCGAGAAAACCTTTCCTCCATTATCTCATTGGTTCTGTAGTCTTCGATGTGACTATCAACTTGCCCAAGGCTATTTTTGCCGTTCAAAATGTATTGTTTCATATCTTGATATATTGTGCAGGGCTTGCGCCCTGCTGATTAATACTTTTCAATCCAATACTCTGTTTTGAAATTCACGCATAAGCCTACAAATTCAGACTTGAAATAACCTTGTCGTACCCAGTATGGATAATGTCTGTCGGCTTTCTTTAGTCCCCTGAACAGCTTGTTCAAGAATCGCTCTGCCTTGTCCTTGCGTGTAAAGTTTGTCACCTCATCGATTTCTTTTCCTTCCATCTGTCTCTTGATGTAATATTTTGCTCTTGCCATTTCTCTGTCCTCCCTTGATTACTTAGCATACAATGTAACTACAAGTCCACGCCTCAAAGCGCAGCGGCAAGCGTCCATACCAGCCTTCAATGCTCGCTTGATGAACTTATTGAAGAGTTCTGCACCGATGAGCTTCAAAATTCCGCTTACTCCTACGAGTGTGTTTATCTTCTTGCCATCCTCTGTGCGTCCGAAGACCTTAATACGGAAGTTGGCGTTGATGAACTTTGTTGTGAACTCTAAAATGTTTGAATTTGACTTTTTCATTTTTCTTTGGCTTAACCGTGTTGCCTAGGGCTTAATGTTACTGAATGTTTATTGTGCTTATCTCCTAAACACGATGCAAAGATATTAATATTTTTCGGTTCCACCAAAACTTTTCCCGAAAGATATTAATATTTTAACTTTTATTGGCTGTTTATGTCGCAAGCACGGATATTTTCGGTCGTTCTAGGGTAGTGTTCTTCGCACAAAAAAATGGGCAGAGAAACGTTCTCCTGCGCTCCCTGCCCTTTAAAAGATATTATGATTGAACCTATTGAGCTCTCTTCTTGATGCGCTCATTTATCCAGCGAACCGCAAAGATTGGCAGGAATAGCAATACGCAATCGCCAGCGAATAATCTTATCTTGTGCCATGTGCCCACTGGCTTCTCTACCTCCTTGGTCTTGTATCGGTTCACGTAATACTTGACCTTTATGGTGTCGGTCACGAATGTGTAAATGTCGCCCACGATGGTGTCCGTCTTGGTCGTTGTCTTCCATCTGGTGGTCGTAAGATTGTTCCACCGCTCTTTGATTACAGTGTCGCCCTTGATGTACACAAGCACGCTGTCCTGCTTGATTACGGTGTCGCCATGCCGGGTGTCCTGCCAGTGGATCTGTCGCTGGTTCACGCTGTCACGTCTTGCACTGGTGTGTGTGCTGTCGTGATAAACCGTGTTATTTTGCGCTGTTTTGGCGCAGGAACAGCCCAAAATTAAAAGTGGGGTAATTATAAGCATGACGAGAAAAAACGCCACAGAACGCAAATTTCGCCCTTTTCTTGAATTTTCCATACTTTATAAACTTTAGATTAATGTGTTTATTACGCAGGCACCTTGATTTTCAAGGCTTCCTTGGCTCGCTTCAAATACTTCTCGCAGGCTGCCAGTCCGTTGTACCCTCCGTTTATCTTTCTGCGGATAGCCTTCAAGTTGTCTTGGTCTGCCAACTCATTGCAGCCGAAGGTGTCGAATACCCACATCGAGGATTTCGTTGCTCCCAGAGAACGCTCCAGAAGTTCGGGACTGTTCACAACATCGAAGCCGCAATAATTTGCATACTTCCGGTAGTTGGCTCGCCCGGTAATCTGTATCAATCCCCTGCCCTTATACTTCACGCCATCGCCCTGCTGGGTGTTTCCGAGGTCTTTCCTGCCCTCGTAGGCTCTGCCGCTTGCCAGTTCTTTGGTGTATCTCAACTCTCCGCTTTCGTGGGCAATCTGTGCGAGATAGTGCGCCATCCTTAGTGGGGTGTTGATGTGGAAATGCTCTGCCCATCCGTTGATGATTGGAAGGTAGGTGTCTGCCCTGCTGCCTGCATTCGGCATTACCTTTAGAAGTTGCGCTCTAGTTATCCTCATTGTCTCCTCCTTTCTTCCGCTCTTCTTTCATTATCTCGACAACCGCCTTCGCAATCTCGTCCTTATTTTCGAGGATCACCTGCATCGTGCGGTCTTGCTTGCGTATCTCAGCCTTCTCGTATGCCTTCTCCCGGATGCTCTTGAACTCGCACAGAAGCAAATACACCGTCCAGGCGATTGCGAACATCGGGAAGGGAGAAATAATACACGTAGCCACGTCCATAAGCGAAGCAATACCGAATGTCGGGAAATACTTCTTCGCCTTGTCGCACGTCTTCTTCAATCCGGTTGACGTTCTTGCAACATGCAGTTCCTTCGCCTTCTGTATGCCTGCGATCAGGTCAATTGTCATCGCTATCAGAATTGTAGCGAAACAGATAAAAATTACTATGGCGCACAAATAAAGGTGGTGCACCTGAAAATCGTGAAATACTTCGCTCATATCAATTTATTTTTTTGGTTATTCCAATTTTTCCCAGTCGATGGTAACGCCCTTTCCGATGATGTCTGCCGTCCACCTGCAGAATGCCATACCCTCGTATCCGTCCGGATCACTGGCTACGGCAATAGCATACTGTACGCAGTCGCTCTCGGTCTTGATTACCTTTGGATAGAAGTCCGCATAAGCCATATTAGCCAAATAGAGAATATCTCCGATGGTTGCGCCCTTGGAGATTATCTCGTTGTTTGTCGCAAGCCGGATTTCGTCTACCTTCCAACGGTGGCTCGTTCCGTCTACGTTCTTCATCTGCTCGCTTGCCTTGATTGCTAGCTGTTTAGTGAAGTGGTAGCCGTGCTTGGCAACGTATGCCACGTACCCACTGGCTCCCATGAGTGCCTTTGCTGCCTTCTCGTATGGTAAGCTGTTGATGATGTCGCTCTCTTGGTGCTGGTGTCGCTCTTCCTCGCTATCGCAAGAATGGCGCAAAACGATGATTTTCTTCATTGTGCGCCCTCCTATCCTAGTTTGTCGAGTAACTGTTTAACCATGCCACGAATGCCGCTTATATCGCCCTCAAGTGCCTTGAAACGCTTTTCGGTTTCCTGCTTTTCCTTGATTGCCGGGTTCAAAGCTGCAAGAAGTTCCTCGCCCTTGGCTTTTCGCTCCTTGCTCGGCTCGTATGCCTTGATTATCTCATCGGCTTCATTTACCAATTTCCCAACTTCGGGCAAAAGGTCTGCCTTATCGGTTGCCAGTACGGTTTCGCCTGCAAAGGTCACTTCAAGGTGTTCTGGTATGGTGTAGATGGTCTGCTTTCCCTCCACCTCGATTGTTACGTCTCGCATTGGCTGTCCGCTGCTGGAAATGGTTGCGATGCCAGTGTTGATGTGCGGCTGGTTGTCTACGACCTTGCCTTCCTTAACTTCCACCGTCTGCTTGTCTAGCAAATAGACCGGGTGATTTCTCTGAATATTTTTAAATTCCATAATGCGCTCTTTTTAGATAATTCGATAAATAGACAAAAAGGGGTCTCACTGATAGAACAGCGAGTTGCCCCTTGATAGATTTTGTTCAGACCGCCTACGCACCAGTGGTGGTTGTGGTGGTCTTCAACGCTGCAATAAGTTCAGCGTTCTGTCTCTGCTGGCTCAACTCCAGGCGTGCATCGTTGTACCGCTGCTGCAAATCCTGCTGCCAGTGATTGTTCAGCACATCGATAACTCGCTGGGTGTTGTCTTGGTTCGAGCGGATGATGTCGCACTTGTCCTGCTGAAGCTGGAAACCGAGTGCCGAGAAGCCTCGCTCTATGCTGCGGTTGTTGAAATCGAATCCTCGCTGCATTGAGTTCTCGATGTTTTTCTGCCCCAGCTGGTTGTCGTAGCCCATCTTGATGATGTTCTGCTGGGTCTGGCAGCAGCAGTCCTTCAGTGCGATGGTCATCTGCAAGTTACCCTGCGAGATGGCATTGATTACTCGCTCTGCCGAATAACCAACTTGTCCGCTTATCTGCTGGATGCCTGCCTGAATGCCGCAAACAGAAGACTGCAATGCGTTGAAGTCGCAGTTCAAATTAGCCGCCAACGTCTTCAAGTCCTGGTTGTTGCCCTGGATTGCGCCCATCAGCAAGTCGCTGTTGTGGTTGTCGCTCATCTGATTGCGAAGGCTGTCAATCTGAGACTGTATTTCGGCACGCTGTACGTTGCCGTTCTGTCCGTTCCAGCCATCACCGTACATGAATCTGAACATTCCTAACATCATCATGTAGGCGAAAGGGTTGTTCCAGCCTCCACCCATACCACCGTTCATTGCTGCCAGCATAGTCGCTGGATCATTGTCTCTACCTCTAGCGAGCAAGGCTGCTGCTAGGTTGTCATTGCCACCGTCCCCAGTGCAATAGACTTTTTCGATTGTGTCTGCCATAAAATTTTGAGTTAATTATGTCGTGGAAGCCAAATATTGGAATCCGCTGCAAAGTTACTCTGATTTTTGGCTCGCTCCAAAAAGTTAGTGCAGGGGTATTTATCGAATTGTTGTCAAAGAACGCTTTTGGTTATTTTCTTTTTGTTTCTTGATTAAACACAAATCGGCTCAACGTCCTTGTTTAGAAGGGTCGCTTGTGCCGTGGCAAGTCGATAAACTCGAGACGTGCTGATATAAGTGTAAGCCATCTTACAAAGATGTCTCACTGCTGGAACGGTGCGGTTTAATACGGTCGCAGTGGTCGTTATGCTGAATCCTGCGTGTATCATCTGATCAACGACCATACATCGTGTCATGACGAGGTTTTCGGTTCTCGACTTGCCGAGAACGTCTTCTCTCGTAATGCTCAACTCTCCGTTCGGCAGTTCGATGGCGCAACACTTGATTACGTTGTCTATAACTCGCCATAGTTCTTTCTCCTTGTCATTCATAATAAAATGTTTTAATCGTTCCCTAACATCGAATCAATCATGCCATCAATGGCTTCATCGGTCATGCTCTTCTTAATAGAAGGATCTGCGCCAATTGACTTCATCATCATAGCTACCCAGGGGTTGTCACTCTCCAGCGTGGATTGTATCTGCTCCTTGTATGCTTCGTGAAGTTCGCCCGATTCCTTGAAATTCAAAAGAACCGTGCGCAAGGCTTTCACTGCGTAGTTATCCATCAGCAAGGGATTGTCCCTTGCCGATGATAGTTTGGTAAGAAGCACTGCCAGTGCTTCATGTAATTGTTTCTTATTCTTCTTCATATCGTCTTATTTCTAAATTTTCAAAGTCAGCGGCTTAGAGTTCAAAGACCTTTTTTATTTTTTCATACAACAGATATGTTGGTGTACTATTTAAAGTGAATTTGCTCACCCAAATATGATGTCTTTCTTCTGTATAACTCATATAATATTCATTATTGTACTTTGTTACATACGGATAAAAAGACGAGGTAGTAAATCTCGCAATTTCTTGTTCATAAGTAAGCCCAAGATTCTCGTTAACTATTGCAAGAGATACATAATTTCTTGACACTGGAGCGTGAACCAATACAAGCTTTCCATCCCAATCAAAAAAATCTGCTCTTGATTGACAATCTTGTATGTATACGGGATTTGCCCATTTCCTTGTTTTCAAATCATAGTAACTTAATATACCATAATTCATAGTTGTATCCTGACGAAGGAAATAGTAGCACTTATCATTCTTTACGTACACAGCATTTTCCCACATTGAATTACAGTAGAAAGTTGGTGCTGACACGTATTCCCAAGTTATTAAATCCTTGCTTTTAATAATACAATTGAATTTACCTATATAGCATCCAGTATAGAAGTAAGTTACGCCATCTTCTATTCTAGTTGTTATTTTTTGCATTATACCTATATCGTCATAATCTTTCCATTGCTTCCTTCCTATTCCAGAGTCTGATAATATATAATCAACCCCAGTTGTCGAAAATCCCGACACAACCTGAATGCCACTATCGGTTACTCGGTTTGCAGTGAACCTATTTTCTTTAATTTCACCAATAACCTTGTTGGTTACATCAAATGTTGTATATAAACGATGATAAGCCTTATTGTAATACGCAGTCCACATAATATATAATTGCGAATCTGACTTTTTCATCATTATAGTGTCATAAATCTTCTCTATCGTATATCCGTTGAATGTGTCACCTACACTTTGCACATCAAAGTAAGTCTTATTATCAGTATCAGACAATGGGCAATATGCAAATCTAGCAATATGTTTAGTTGGGTCTTCATCTCCCGTTTGGGTGTTGGCATAGTAAGTACAATAGAGAATATCATTAATTATCTCTATTGTCGATACGTGTACCATTTTATCACCATCTTTTTTCATATCTACAATATGATTACTCAATGATTTTTGCAGCGATATTCCTTTTAAGTATGCTATAAAAGTCGTATCTGCTGTAAAGGCAAAAGAGTTCATGGCAGCATTATAATTGACTATATCATTTTTGGTTCTAATTTCATATATATCTAACGTTACCTGTGCATTGATATTCTTAAGAATAAGTCTATTTGCAAACTGTGTTGGCTTAATAAGTATGGATGAGCCGGAATCTGATATATTTATTATATCAAATGCTTCAACAATTCCACTATCTGTTTCAGATGTAGATGAAAATACAGCAACATTATTTATAGTAGATTTACTAATAAAATGAAAACTATATATACTACCAGCCTTTAGAAAGACTGGCAACAATACTTTGTCTGAATTAAAGGAAACACTTCCTATTTTTTCTGTCTCAATCAAATCTTCATCTTCTTTGCTTATATTATCCTTTAGGCTTGCAACAGAATCTACTTTGTAAAATTTCACAATAACATTTCCTAAAGTCTCTGAATCAAAATTAATATAAGAAACACTGTCTTTAACATTAAACAGAAAGTAATGTGCCCCATTCGACATACTACCCGAATATACTAGGTCTACAGCATTCGCATTTATTAATTCTTTTGTTAAATAAATTCTAATATCATCATAGCTTACTTCGTTATTTATCTCAATTATATATGTACCTGCTGAAAGATTTGGAGCAATATATGCATACTTATAAGCATCTGTAGTAACATATTTTGCCAAGCTAACATTTTTACACAACGAATAGCCATTAAATGGAATATCCATTTTTTCCCAATTTCTAGTAATTGCAGACCATACATTAGCTTTCAGCAAAAATGTCTGATAACCATTTTCCTTTTTTCCGATGATGCATCGAATTTTAAGATATGGTTTCTTAATATTGTCTGGGATAGCTGATATAGCATCATTCAATGAAGAGAATATGATTGTACCTTTTTCCGAACAATCATAAGTGTAGGATAAGTCGCTGAGTTTAGAATCCTGCTGCTCTGCAAGCTCAGCAAGACCAGCGAGAGCACCACCTACTCTCTCGGCTGTGTTCTCGCCCACCTGCGTAGCGTTCTTAATCGCTGCCGCCTGCTGTTTAATTTCGTTTATTGTTGCCATATATTAATCTCCTATTGCGTGAATGTGTGCCCTCGATCCTCGCTGTGGCTTCACTTCCCCTTTCGAGGTGAATGCCTTGAGGTATTCGAGGGCATCTGATAAATATCTCTCTGCCATATCCATGATGTCGTTGTATTGCTTGTTGCTCGATACATCTTGAACATGGTCTGAATAATCGTCTCTGTGGCGCATTCCACCTGCTCGGCTTATAATTGTACCATCGGCACGAAAAAGTCTCGCATACGTGAAATAAGCGAGTGCCTTGCGTATTCCGCTGGTGTACTTCTGCACCTTGGTTTCGTCTTGGCTGCAATCGCCCTCCTTCTTGGTGGTGTATTCTCCACCGTCCAGGAAGACCGCAGGCTGGAAATCGGGCAATACTGAATCGCCCCACTCTCCCTGCTCGGTCGCTGCCTTGAACCGCTCATACCCGATGGCTGGTATGATGTTCGCATCTTCGCATTCCCGAATGTATGCGTTCACCTCATCCTCATCTAGGTGCGTGCTGGTCGGTCGTGCCAGTTCTCGGAACTGATCAACCGTGATAAGTTGTTTTCTTTGTTCTCCCATAGGCTCAATTAATCTATCGTGTTGTTCCCTGCCACATCGCTACTGATATACTTCATCGGCTGTAGCTTGGGGTCTAGTTTCTGAATGGCTTGGTCATGCCAGCTGTTGAAAATCTTCTTGAATGCTCGCTCGATGAATCGCTGCTCGGTCGTCACCTCTCCGGCATAGTATTCGTAAGCGTCCTGCATTACTTGACCGCTAAAGCCGAGTTTGCCGATACGGATGGCATAGAACAATTCTTGATGAAACTGAGCATAAATGCGTTCAATGACGCTTGCATCCGTCACGCTGAACTCCTTGTCGAAGTTCTTCGTTGGGAAGGCGACAACTTTTGGTTCGTCTTCCTCGTTTTCAACCTCTACAGCAAGAATCTTCGCTGTATTCTCGTCCCCTTGGAACTGCAAAAGGTCTTCATCGGAAATCATCTGTCCGCTCTCCACCTCTTCGCCTTCCTCGTTGAACTTCGGCACGCCCTTCTTGGTTACGAGCATACATGATACGAGGAAGTTGTTGCGAACGTTTCGCATCTTCACGTTGCCCAGTCCCTCATCGGTCGAAATCTCCGTGATGGCTGAATCGTAGCTGGCTGTCGGATAGATAAACTGTCCGTCTAGGCTCTGCCACAGAATCTGCCCCTTGTAGCTGTCGATGCCGCCAGAGTTCTCAATCTGTTCAAGAACGATGTCGGGGTCGGGATTGAATACGTTGATGCGCTCGATAGTCTTGTCGTTCACCATCAACCGCTTTCCGTTCCTCGTTTTCTTCTGCTCCCAGTCTGGATGCAGCAAGACGTGCGCCACGCTCCCCTTGTCGTCCGTCTCTTCCAGTCGGCAATTCTCAAAGGGTACGTGGCTCACGCTCGACACCTGCCCTAGAACGTTGTAGTTTACATGAAGGGCAAAGCCTCCAAAGCGTGCGAGGTCTTGCGCTACGTTCCGGAGCAAATCGTCTGCCGTGTCCCCTTGCTGGTTCATCGCCAACGCTGCTAGAATGTCGCTATCGAAGCCGTATCCCTCAATGAATCGAGCGTAGCGGTTAAGGCACAGCATTGCCGTTCCGCTGGCTTCCGTGATGCGTGCGAGGTTCTGCGGATATAGATTATCATATCCGTATGCCTGCATCTTGAATCGGCTGACGTAGCCAATATCAACCCTTCGCTTTGGCTTTTTAACTGTCTTGACGTTCATATTGCTTGTGTCGTTTTACTTGTTGTTTTTGTTACTCTTCCTTGCCTGCTTTCTCGGCTTGGTCGAGGTCTTTCTTCTTGTCGCTTCCTGCTGCTTTTTCGGCAGGATCTTTCCCTGCTGTATCATCTGCACCGCTGTCGCTGCCTTCTGGCTGCTCCTTGTTCTCGATGAGTTCATCGCTGGGTATCTTTTGAAAGTAGCTTTCCATGTGTGGGTACTTCGTCAGATATTCGTGCGCTACCTTGTCGGTCAGGTTCTCATTCGTGAAAATCTTACCATGGTAGAAATCCGGGCAGGAAATAATGAAACCTGCCTTCATTGCGTAATTACATGTTTTTGGCATTGCCTTTTCTTTTTTGAGTTTTAGATAAATTTCGATAAGAGCATCGTGGTAACACTGCTGGCAGGTTGTCGGAACAAACCGCTTCCGTGTTACCTCGAAAAAGAGAGTTTCAATAACTGCCTTGTCGGTTGCATCAAAGGGACTGTCGAAACGTGCCTTCAACTCCCAGACCTTGGCTGTTGCTTCCTTGTATGTCATAGGCTACGCTGCTGCTTCCGTCAGAAGGCTCTTATACTTGGCTGCTGTGGTCTCGCTGTCTGTGTCGAAGAAGAAATAAGCTGCCTTCGGTACGCTCTCCTCTTCCAGCGTGATAAGCCAGCCACCCTCGGTGTCGTCTGAGTACTTGTCGTTCTCGCCTGCACTTGCCTTCAGTGCCTGCGCATATCCGAACACCTGATACTCTGCCTTTCCGTCCGCTCCCTTTGAAAGGTTGCGCAGGATGATAACGAACTTTCCGTTCGCCAGTCCGTCAATGATATTTGCGCAAACGTCAGGTGTGTTTGCCAATACCACGACTGCTACGGTATTCTTCCAGCTGTTGCGATACGTGCCAACGGTCAGTTCGGTCTTGGTTCCAGTGAATGGCTTGCTGCCTTCCTGCCGGATAGCGTATGCTTTCTTGCCCGTTTTCAAAACTAATGTTTTAATTATATTGCCCGCTACAACTGACTTGGTGAAGTCGATGTCGTCTCGGTTGATGATAAGTCCATCGCCCTCCAGTCCCTTTGTTACTTGGTCTTCGCAAGGGATGATGATGTCCTGAGCGATAAGGCTCTCGCAAGTTGTTGCCATATTAATTCGTTTTAAATTGTTATATCCCCAACACCGTTTTGTGGGTGTTGAGGATTGTCAAAAATAACTTAATACTAAACTGAAAATTTGGATCGATTAGTAAGCTGCATGGATCATGCCCTCTTCGAGGAGAGCCGTGCCAATCTTACCGGTAGCATAGAGATAGTTTCTGCGCTCCTTCTGGTCGAACCAGATGTCGAGGTCGCTGATGAGATTGTCAGCGTCAGTACCAACCATGAGGTGTTTAGGATTACAGAATACCGCACGGTGTGGAAGGTTGATTGCCGTCTCGCCCTTCTCGTATGCATTAATCATTCTGTCCCAGATGCCGACACGGGCAATCTTCACTCCGTTGTAGATCGCTACATCGAAGCCATCGAACACCTTCTCCCACGGCATAATATCGTGGTAGGTCTGCTTGATGTCGTAGGTCAATGCGTCAGCAAGCGAACGTGTCATAAGCAACACTGCATCGCTATCGTCAATGATACGTGTGTCTACGTCCATCAAGATTGTATCTACGACTGCTGTAGCTGCACCCTTATTGCGCAATGCTGAAACCTGCTCTGCTGCCGTGGTCTCACTGTTGGCTGCGATGGTGGTATGGTTCTTTGTCGCTGTGGCTGTAAAGATGCGCTTGAACAGACCGTCACAAACGTTGAACATGCTAACGTCCGACCCTGCTGTCAGCTTGCCGCCACCTGAACCTGCCAGTGCTGCCTCCTTGTCGCCAAACCAACTGAAACGCCAAATCATCTGCTGCATGGCTCGCTGGAGTGCATCGGTGTAGATGGTCATGAAGTCTGTGCTGGTAAGGTCGCCAATGGCTGTTCCAGTCTTAAGGCTGTATTCTGCGATTGAACCCTTCAATGCTTCGTAACAAATCTTGATAGGAATCTCCCACTGTCCGAGTTCCCAACGCTTCTGAGAGTTGGCGATACCCTTCTCTTCGTAGGTAGGGTCGCAACCGCCACCCTTCTTGCCGACCATTTCCATCTCACCGATAAGTGCGATTGGATCATCGTTCTTGACCTTCATGATGTTAACGAATGAAGAGAAGTCTTCATCGTTGTAGAAGGTTTCCTGCACGGCATCCTTGATGCTTGCGAGGTTTTCTGGCTCGAGTGTAAGATTCTCGAGTTGCTTTTTTGTAAACCCTGCCATTATTTTCTTTTGATTTAATGGGTTAATACTTGGTTACTTCTTGTCCTTTTTGTGGAGCTTGGCAAGTCTCTCCTTGATGGCGTTCTTGCCTTCCTCGACAGCGTTCACGTTGTCGCCTGCGCCCTTGCCGCTTGGCTGTCGCTGCGCTGGCTGGTAGTGGCTGCTGTAGCCTG